ATTTCTGATGATCGATCTAATTGAATCTTGATCTCCATATCCATCAACAGGATAAATAATAAGATCTTCTCCCCATTCTTCTGTTTTTTGAGGAGTATAGTTGTCGTGTTTAATAGCTCCTGCTAAAGATCTGATCTCATATCTACCAGTCTTAAGAAGAGCTTCAATAACATATTTTGTTTGAGTTCCTACTCCAGAAGGAGAATAAGGATGATCAGAAATGGTTAAGATCTTTGTTTTCTTCATATTAAAACCTTATTTGAAATATTAATTTATAGCTTAAAAAGAATATTTTTTAAATTCTTAAGAAAGATTATAACATACATTTTTATATTTTTTAACCTAATTTGAAAAATAATTTAATTTATTTTTTTATTGAAATAATAAGATCTTTATGTTATACTGTTTAAAGCTTAAAAAGAATAAAGGAAATATCATTATGGATTACTGGGAAGATTTTAAAAAACTTAAGTCAAAAAGTCCTTATAAGTCTTATTCTATCATAAATGAATTAAAAAATCAAGGAAAAATAGATAATAATTTTCTTTCTAAGATAGATCAAATAACATTAGAAGATCTTATAGCAATAAAGTTGGAGTCAGCTACAAAAGCAGCAGGAGGAAAGTTATATGGTATGAGGATTTTCTACAATATTGATAGAATAATAAAGGAATCTGTACTGAAAACAGCCATTTCAGCCGGAAAAGACCTAAGAAATGCAGCTTCTTTCTTAGGTATACCACCAGATAGGCTTGGAGAACTTTTAGGTAAATTCAATTTAAAACAAGGAAAGTGATTATTTGTACATAGCAGAACGAATAGCAGAAAGAGGCACACCAAAGCTGATATGATGGAACCTTCTATGGACAGAAGAAACAATACCGATCACCTCTCCACATTTATTTAAAATTGGAGATCCAGAAGAGCCACCAATCACTGGGATTGTATAAACCGCCATCAAAGACTTATATCCTTTGATAGGTATTATCTTTTTACCCAGATAACGACCTTCATATAGCCCTAGAACGTTCCCTGAGAAGAAACCTAGGGGTGAGGCTGTATTATAAACTTTCTCGCCTTTTTGGGGCATTTCCGTGGCGATCCTGTAAGTTGGCAGATCTTTCACTAATTTGACTCTTACAATGCCAAGATCAGCTTTCTTCACCATTTTGAAGCCAACGATCTTATGTTTTCTTTTATACCAGTCGATCAAATAAGAGTGATCATTAGACACAGAGATCTTGTATTTCATTGCGCTCAACATTCTTCTGTGCATTGGATGCACTGGATCGAGGTATATGTTATGAGCAGCAGTCAAAACATAACTCCATTTTCCTTCTTTGTGAACGTGGAAAGCTGAACCTTCATATTTTACTTGTCTAGAGCTACAGGCAATATGAAATTTTGCCGGTTTGCAGACTTGAATTGTGGCCACTCGAACAAATTTGAAAAAAGCTCTTTGTTTGAATGGGTTTTTCTTTGCGAACGATCGGAAATAAGTGAGGTGGGAACATCCAGCAAGATGGAAGCAAAGTGGGATAAAAAAAAGATAAAAATAAATTAAACGTTTCCTCATTGCTTTTTCCTCGCAAATTAGGGTTACAATTTTAACTAGTTTTCTAATTTGTTTAAAGTATCAAAACTATTTAATCATAGAGTTTAAACTCTAAATCACTGCAAGGAAAGCATTATGAGAAAGAAAACTTACATCCTAGATACTTCAGTTTATCTCACAGACGCAAACTCAATCAAACAATTCAAAAAGAACGATATTATCATCCCCCTGAAGGTTCTAGAAGAGATCGACAAGCACAAAACAAGACAAGACGGAGTTGGAGCACAGGCAAGACAAATCATTAGAATCTTAGACGAACTAAGAACAAAAGGCTCCCTTCAGAAGGGTGTCCGAATTGAAAAAGGAAAAGGCTTGATTTATACTAAAGGGTATAATATTGAGTATCTTCCGGAAGGTTTTGATCCTAAGCACCCCGACAATCAGATTATCTGTGTGGCCCTCACTGAAAAAAGAGAAAATCCCAAAAAGAAAGTTATTGTTGTTTCTCGTGATATCAATATGCGAGTTAAATGTGACGCAATTGGCATTGAGTGTGAAGAATACGTAGCTTCGAAAGTTGTCAAAGATTCCTCAGAGTTGTATACCGGCCTCAAAACAATCTTGGTGGACGAAGAGATTGTAGATCAGTTCTATGCAAGAAAAGATGTTTTTGTAGAAAACGAAGAACACAATCTTTTTGCAAATCAATTTGTGATGCTAGTCTCATCTTCGAACGAAAAGAAGACTGCGTTAGCGCGCTTCACAGGCTATTCTAGCCCCCTCAAACACATCTTTGATGCCAAGGGTCACGAATGGTTGATCAAGCCCCGTAACAAAGAGCAGAGGTTCTCTCTTGACCTTCTGATGAACCCTGATGTCCCTGTGGTTACATTGATTGGTAAGGCCGGCTCCGGTAAGACTCTTGCTGCTATCTCTGCCGGAATGGAGCAAGTTCTGAATACTGAAAGATACAAAACCCTTGTTGTTTCTAGGCCAGTTCAACCTCTTGGGAAAGATATTGGCTTTCTTCCGGGTTCAATGGAAGAAAAGATGAGACCATGGTTGGCTCCAATCAGAGATAACTTGCAATATCTTATGGGCAATGATAAGATTCTGATGGAAGAATATCTTTCGAATGGCTTGATTGAAGTGGAGGCGCTCACTTATATAAGGGGTCGTTCTATTTCTGATGCTTATATTATCATTGATGAAGCTCAAAACTTGTCTAGACATGAGTTGAAAACAATCATTACTCGCGTTGGTGAGAACACAAAGATTGTCTTGACGGGAGACATTGAGCAGATTGACAACGTTTATATTGACGAAACAACTAACGGACTGACATACGCAGTTGAAAGTTTCAAACAAACTGAATTGGCAGGTCATATTACCCTACAAAAAGGCGAAAGATCAAAAGTAGCCAGTTTAGCAGCGAGGATTTTGTAATGAAATTGATTATGGAAAATTGGAGAAAGTTTGTTTTAAAAGAAGATGAGGATGTAAACAGAACCTTTGCAGAGATCCGCCAACTTTTAATGGAGCCAGAGCCAGACAAATACAAAATTATGGATCTTTTAGATGGGGAAGGAATCGCACTTGATTATGCTATTCGTCATTTACCGGAGATGGAAAAGATCTTTCCTTCAAAGGGAGAGATTCAAAAAAGGTACTCTTCTATCGATGTTGATGGGCCAAATCATGAAGGTATTTTAAAAACGTTTGGATTTGAAAAAAGCGAAATGGACCCAGACTCAGGGCCATATGTCTATGTAAGCCCGGACGACAAAGAATGGAATACAGAAGCTTTTACATATGCAGTTAACAAAGTCAAAGATCTCTTGGCAAATAAAGAGTTTGATCCTGCCAACCGGCCATCTTTCGCCGGCGTAAACCTTTCCGGGGCTGATCTAAGCAACAGCATTTTCAAACAATATGATTTCAAAGACGCAAATCTTCAAGGAGCAGACCTTCAAGGATCTAGCTTCCATGGATCTAACTTTGAAGGCGCAAATCTTCAAGACGCAAAATACAATGAAAACACAATACTACCAGACAACCTTGATCCAGAAGCGAAGGGGATGGATTGGTTCGGTCCGGGCACAACTCAATTTGAAGACGATGAAGATGAGCCGTTTTAATAAAAAGGAGACAACAAATGTCAAAAGAAGAATATATTCAATTTGGATGGGGTAAGTTTATCAGAGAAAGCTTGAGAGATCAAGACTCTCAAGACGAAGGTGCTGGCTTCTTTATTTACTGCCCTCAGAAGGATAGCGTTCTACTCTTGAAAAGAGCAGATGGTTCCGAGACAGGTCATCTTGCTTCTCCCGGCGGTCACGCCAAGGTAGGTGAAAAGCCAGAAAAAACAGCACAAAGAGAAACTCTAGAAGAGATTGGAAGAGACCTTTCTGGTCGTGATTATATGGACAAATTTGTCAATGAAAGAGAAGATTTTAAATACACCACCTTCTTGGTTGAAGTTGTTGATGAGTTCGAACCTAGGTTGAATTCCGAACATGATGCTTGGTGTTGGGTTGACTTAGATGAGATCAAAATGTGCATCAAAAAAGATTGCAAACTTAAATCTTCCAAGTTTAAATTTCCCGGTAGTAGAAAAAGAAGCGTAAACGCTCCAATTCACTTTGGAATAAAAAATTGCATAAAACACTTTAAATTGTAATCAAACTGTGTTATAATGTAAAAAAGAAAACGAGGTGTAAAATGGATTTAAAACAATATTTGATTGATTATGCTGGAGAGAAGCTCCTGCTCGATAAGGAAAAAGAAGAAGTAACAGTTGAGAACATTGTTGAGGTTGTTGCTGATGAGTTTCCTGAATTTGTTATCGCAATTGCAGAAGAGAACTTTTTTCGAGGATATGAACAAGCAGCACAAGATTTTGACTTTGCAAAGGAATTTATTGAAAATGAGCGTGAGGCAACTTTTAACGGAAAGGCACAATAGCAACAGCTATTCAAACAAGAAAATGAAAGAATATTTTATCCACGGCGTACCTTTTGTTATCGTCCATGAACCAGATTATTCAAAAGTGAACCCGGAAGCAGTAATCCAAAGAGTAGAAGATATGATCCCCCCTCAATTGGTTGAGGGCTTAGATGGCTTCTATATGGCTCATTTAAAAGAGTTTGATGAGTTGAACAGGAATGCTGTATTCAAAGACAATACAATTTATATCACAAATAAACAAGATGATTTTGAAGATATGTTAGATGATATTGTTCACGAATTGGCACATTTCACTGAGATAAAGTTTCAAGATCATATCTATGGCGATGGAGAGATTAGAGATCACTTTATCAACAAAAGATACAATCTTTATAATAACTTGACAAGCGCCGGTTATGATTGTGATAAAAAAGCTTTCTTGAAGGTAGAATTTAATCCAAACTTGGATGTCTTTTTTCACGAAGAGGTGGGGTATTCTAAATTGAGAGGTCACTTGGGAGGTTTTCCTTCCCCTTATTCAGCGGCCTCTTTGAGGGAATATTATGCGGTTGTTTTCACTGATTATTTTTGTTATGATAGGGAAGAAGTTTGTAGGAAATGCCCGGAGGTTTGTGATAAAATTCATTCTTTGTTGAATTAAAGTTCAAGCTCCAATTCTTCTTCTCCTTCCGGAGTTTCTTTTCCCAAGTCTAATTCAAATTCTTCCTCCTCCGTTCCAAGAGCAGGTTCAGCTTGATCGGATGCGGTCGCAATATCTGCACCGGCTTCTTTTTCGTCCGTTGCTTGTTTCAGCACATTCTGGAAAAAGTCTTGTGAAATTGAAACTTC